GTCGGCTCAATGACGTGGCTAAAAATGTAAAACTGAATGACAACCCACGCGACGACAACAACAAACGAAAGGATGTCTGGTGTCCAGTCCTTTGTTTCTATTCGCATTTTTCTTGCCGAATCACGATCTGACGCAGAGATGCGCTCAAGGTCGATGTCGAGGTTCTTCATTTGAACTTTGAAGTTGTTTTCGGCATTCTTGATGGCCACTATCTGGTCCGGTGAAGCAGATGCAAGAGCCGTATTGATGTCGTCCTCAGAGCCGTTTTCATGACCTAACAAGGCTGTGGAAAGTGCCTTAACAGCCATACCGGCAACTGGTCCGCCAATTGCTGTTGCGATCGTGGGTGCAATGGTTTCGATGAGAGAGCCAAACTTGCCAAGGTCCATTATACTTAACTCCGTAAAAGTATAATCCCTATGCCCAGCATTATACTTAACACAAACAAAACAATAGCTGTTACAATACCAGCTTCTTTGATGTCTTCCAATCTAGCTTCTGCCAAACGCTCTTCTTCATACTTTTGACGTTCAATTTCTTTGCGGATGCTGATCACTTCACGCTGCACTTGATCCCAAGCGGCAAGACCAAACTGTCCGATAAACATGTTCTTGGCTTTTTCCGCCAAACTAACAGCCTCGGCCTTAGCCGTGTAGCGCTCAATGGCTATCTGTTCCGCTGTCTTGGTGGAGAATATATTGGTAGACGGCTTTTCAGCGGTCATGTGGGTCAGCTTTGCGACACTACCCCAAAGCTCGGATAGGTCGGCTGCCATGCCTTGTATTTCTTTACCAGCGGCAATCCCAGCTTGTATGCCCGCATAAGCTGCTTGCGCTGCCGCCAAAATGGTTAATGGATCCATTACGACCCATCCATTTTACGCTTTGTTGCTTCCTTATATGCTTTGTAGCTGCGGTAAAGTAAAAGGCCCGTACCAAGGATAGCCATGAGTAGGTGCAGCCATGCGTTCAATTCTGCCGCCCAGATGGGCATCGTAATCGCTCCTCCAGCAAGTGAGGCATCTATAACTGTGTCGTGTTCCTGCTGGTTGCTCATGGCTGCACCTTAAATTTTACTGGGCCGGTGGCTGTGGCGCTTCGGCAGCTTGGGCTTTTGCCAGCTCTTCGGCACCTTGTTTCTGAAGTTTTTCAACCAAATCCTTCACTTCTGCATACGGACGGGCTGCAACAGCGTTCAAGATGTAGTTCACTTCATCAACAGTCAAAGTCAAATTGATAGTCATTTTACGTTCCTTTTAGTTCCATGATATGTAAATGCGACCGTCAGATCCAGTGCCGCCGTATGGATAGTTCCCACTATTGGGAGATGTACCACTTACGCCACCTTGACCAACAATCGCGTTTATCGTTGCGCCTACGGTTAACTGTCCGGGGTAAAACACAGATTGTGCATATCCCCCAGATCCTGCGCCGCCAGCAGCCGCAGGAAACTTACCACCAAAGTCATAGTAAAATCCAGCACCGCCGCCACCCGGAAATGTTCCACTTGGAGCGGGAGTTTGTCTATATCCCGGATCCACGTTACCACCACCATAAGGAGCGCCAGCACCAGTACCTACTACACCATAACTTGTTGTTACGCCATTATTACCAGTAATAGATGACACATTTCCGTAGGCACTTCCCCCAGTTCCGCCTGCAGCAAACTCATTGCCGCCGTTACGATCTGTCCCTGCCATTTGACCGCCAGTGCCGCCATTGGCATAATAACCGGCAAATGAAGATTGACCGCCAGTCGTTGAGTAATTAGCTAAGTTGCCATAACCACCGCCGCCACCACCAGCGCCCCAAATTTGAACGGTCAATGAGTTTCTAAACAGCGGGACAACAAACCCATATGTGCCGTAGGATGTATAATCTACCGCACCAGAAGATGCTGGGTCATTAGGCTGTTTGTTGTAAAAGTCTGACAAGCTAATCGTGCCAGAAGAAAAATAGCCAGTATTCAATGAGTTAGGCTGATACCAAACTGTGCCACGATAAGCATTAAGATTTGCGCCCCGCCCAAAGACGTTGTTTATGTCGTTAATAGATATGGTTCCGCTAACCGGCGTTGCCATTATCTAGCCTCCAAAGTTTCCACTTTAGCAGACAATTCTTTAATCGCTTGTATTAACAAGGGAACAAGTCGCTCATATCGCACGGTCAAGTATTTGTTATCTATTGGAGCGGGTGCAACAATTTCTGGCATGATTGCTTCTACTTGCTGCGCGGATACACCAACTTCGCGTACCTTTTCGTACCCAAACCCAATGGCTGTATCGTTAGGTTCATAATAAAAACCGCTAAGAGAATTGACCTTATCCAATGCATTAGCAATCACGCCCAAGTTTACTTTTAACCGGTCATCAGAATAGTAAGCCGTTACGTTACCAGTCGCTGTGATGGCCCCTGTCACAGATAAGCCAGAGCTAAATGATCCCGATGTTGCAGATACAGAACCACCAGACACGTTTGTCGCGGTTGTGGCACTTGTAGCGGTAGCAGCATTGCCAGAAATGCTAATGCCATATGTGCTGCCATTGTTATACACGCCATTGGTAACCGTAGCGGCATTGCCAGATATGTTAATGCCCCAAGTGCCCGAAGCACCCGTTCCAGTAGGTGTTGGCGGTGTATAACCTAAAGCGGTCGTTACGTCACCCGATGTCAAGGATACGGCACCCGTGCGGGTATTGAAAGACAGCACGCCCGTATTGCTGATCGTCGGGTTATTGCCAGCACTGATTGAGATACCGGCACCAGCATTCAATTGCAGGCGCACGTCATCAGCGTAAGTAATGTTTGTGCCGTCAGAAAAAATAAACGAACTTTGGGTTAGCCCGTTCCCGCCAGAAGCTGTCACATAAGTGCCGCCGCCAGCAGAGGCCAGAGTGACAGTGTAAGCGCCCGTGGTGGTGTTCTGGACAATGAAGAAGCCACCGACACCGGCTGGAAAGTAAATGGTGACGTTTGCCGACAATAGACCCGTTAACTTAATGCGGGCATTTTGGCAGTTGGTTTGTGTCAAATTGACATTGGCGTTCGTAAGCGCAATCGAATAAGTGCTACCCAAGGACGAATCAACTACGTCCATGTCGCTGTTAAGCGGCACGTTCCACGAGTTAACGTAGTCGTTGTATCCCGGCTTTTCCAAGCCCTTATTGGTTGTGTACGAACTGGCCATTTTAATTCACCCAAGGCAGCGGAGGAGAAATCGGGTTGGGGCTAATTTGTTGCGCGATCTGATTGTCAATGTTTGCCTCATATGCAGCCACTTGTGCTGGTCCGAGGGCCGTTGTAACCCACCCCACCACTTGCGCTTGTGTAAGCTGCGCGTATGGCGTAAATGGCTCACCAGCATCATACTTTACATTGACCGTTCCGTAAACCGAGCCAGTGTGAGGTGTTGGCGTTGCGCCGTCAGACCCGCTCAGTGTCCAGTGGATGGTCGTAACAACATCCGTCTCACCCGCATAAGCTGGATAGCAGTCTAATTGAGTGATCGTCCAAGTGTATGTGTTGGCCATTACTTTTTCTCCAGTGTGGCGATACGAGTTTCAAGGGCATCAATCTTTGCGACTGCTTCTTGAAGGGCTTTGACAAGACGCGCCTCTGTTTTTGACCAACCAGTAATCATCAACATGCCGTCCTCGCGTTCACCCACTACATCTGGGTAAACGGTTTGCATCTCTTGCGCGACAAACCCTATCTGGTGACCGCCACCTTCAGATGAAATATAATCAAATTCAACAGGTTTAAGTGCCAAAATTTTGTCAAGCTGCGGTGGAAGTTGTGTAATGTTTTGTTTTATCCTTTGGTCCGAAGTTGACCCAAATGCCGCCGTATTTGCCCCGTTGGCGTTTATTTGCCCGCAAGCAGCAGCAGAATTGTTAACATAGAATTTTTGGAATACTTGCGATGTCGTTGTATTGTTATCGTATTTAACAATCAAAACAGCAGCTTGGCTAACATCTCCGGCCGCGCCAGTATCAAACCGCCCAACAGCATTAACGGCTCCGGCGTTTACATAAAATTTAGCGTTTGCAGATGTTGACCCCACCAGCAGATTGCCGGAGGAGTCAATACGCATACGTTCAAAACCGTTGGTGTGGAATGTTTCAACGGTTGAAGCACCGACAGCAGCAAGGCGAAACTCGCCAGAGAGCGCCAACATTGTTCCTGTGCGAGTGCCGCCGACATTCAAATCATATACTGCGGTGGTTGTGGCATTCAATGTCAAAGCATTATTACCAGCGCCATAAGCGTTAGGCGATGTCGTTCCAATCCCCACATTCTGAGACGCATCAATGTATAAGGCAGTCGTATTATTTGACTGCAAGGTCAGTGCATTGCCTGTACCAGAATTGATTGTAGCAATAATTGGGGTTGTAATGGTTGGCGATGTTTGCAAAACAATCCCGCCCGACCCAGTGACGTTTTGGCCTAGTGCCGTTTGCACACCCGTACCAAAGGCCGAAATGCCTGTTCCACCGTTGGCAACAGGCAAAATACCAGTGACACCAGTTGTCAAAGGCAAACCCGTGGCATTAGTTAATACAGCCGCAGATGGCGTACCCAAATTAGGCGTTGTCAATGTAGGTGACGTTTGTAAAACAATACCGCCAGATCCTGTCACAGCGTTACCAATAGCTGCAATAACACCCGCGCCGGTTGTAGTCGTAGCAGGAGCAGCGCCCACTCCACCGCCTATGACGATGGCATTAGCAGCCAAAGCAGCAGAAGAAGCCCAAGTAGTGCCAGAACTAAAATAAGGGATGCCACCAGAAGTACCCGCAACAGTTAGAGCCAATGTGCCCGATGTCGTAATAGGCGACCCAGACACCGAAATAATACCACCAGTAAATGTTTGAGCCACACTTGTCACTGTACCGGCATAAGTTGATGACCATGAGGCAGTTGTGCCGTTTGATGTCAGCACGGTGCCAGCAGCACCAATCCCCAATCGAGTAGAGCTATTTGTGCCATTCCCTACTATAAGATCGCCAACACTTGTGATTGGTGAAAGCGCATTAAAGGAAGCTGATGTGGTTGTTTGTCCTGTGCCGCCAGATGCAATTGGCAGCGTGCCAGTCGTTAACGCAGAGCTTGAAATGGCATAAACCGCACCGCCAGATGTAAAAGATGTTAAACCAGTTCCGCCATTGCCTACCGCTAAAGTTCCAGTCACACCGGCTGTTAAACTAACTTGCGCCCAAGATGCAGTTGTTCCATTGCTAACCAAAGAATAATTAGATGTTCCGATAGCAAGACGAGTAGCACTATTGGTTCCGTTCCCAATAATCAAATCGCCCGCAGTTGTAATTGGCGACAAAGCATTGAAGGCAGCAGTCTTAGTTGTGGCTCCAGTACCACCATTAGCAATATTTAATGTTCCGCCTAATACAACTGCTCCAGTTGTAGAAGATGAAGGAGTAAACCCAGTTGTTCCTGCGCTAAATGAAGTTGTTACACCATCGGCATTGATTGTAATGCTACCAGAAGCATTAACAATACTAACCCCCGTCCCAGCCGTTAATGTGGCTAAGGCATAGGAATTTGTGCTAGTGCCGATTAACAATTGCCCAGTTGTTGGAGCTGTAGAAAGACCAGTTCCACCGTGCGAAATGGTAACAGAACCTGTGTTGATTTGTGATGCATCAATGGCAATCATAGCGCTTGATGCAGCCGTTAATCTTCCTTGTGCGTCAACAGTAAATGTAGGAACAGCAGAAGACGACCCATAAGAGCCAGCTGTAACAGCTGTATTGGCTAAATTTATCGTACCAGAAACAGTGATCGGTCCGCCTGTTAATCCAGTCCCAGTATTGATTTGAGTTACTGTTCCAGCGCCCGTAACAGTTGCCCAAGAAGGATTAGCGCCAGCACCACCAGTTTGCAACAATTGACCAGCCAAACCGGGGTTTAAAGGCTGCCAATTAGAGGCAGCACGATAAAGCAATTGACCCTGCGTATTGCCAATTGCGTAGTCAATTAAAGACGACAGCGAGACACCCGTTGGAGCGGCATTGACACCCGTCTCGTTAGCAAGAATGTAGCCGCTTGTGATAGGCGACAAAGACAGCGTTCTATTGGCGGACAAGTCACCGCCGCCAGTCAATCCCGACCCAGCAGTAATTGTGCGGCTTGTCGGCACAGCGCCGATTGTGGCTGGCGTAATAGCGCTTGTAGATGCCGAGGTAAGGCGGCCATACGAATCAACCGTAAATGTTGCAACGTCTGCGCCATCACCATATGAACCAGCCGTCACACCAGTTGTCGGTAATGAAATTGTCCCCGATGTGGTAATCGTGCCGCCGTTCAAGCCAGCGCCAGCCGTAATGCTTGTTACGGTACCAGATCCGAACCCTTGGCTCTTAACATATGCCGTTGTGGCAATGG